TCAATTTGTAGAGAATAAAAAAAAAACATCTTCTGATAGGAAGTCGTTGGTATGAGGAATATGATGAGGTTTTAAATAAGATTTATCCATTAATTTACCACCAATGATTACAAAAAGGGTCTCGTTTAAAGATCGCCGAGGCTTTTTTATCATAGATAATGGGAAATAAGATTAAAGTAGAAAAACCAGAACCAGAAGAGAAGGATAACGACGTGCTTCGCGGACGATTAGAAGACCTTGTTAAAGTGACTGTGTTAGTGTGGTCTGCCGCTCTACTTACATTTTCTTATGTTCGCTTACCTGACGGTAAGAGGATACTGGAATTCGATCCAACTTTTATCGCTTCTGTATTTAGTGGCGCACTTGCGAGTTTTGGAATGGCCACGGCCGCTAAGAAAAATGGCAACGGTAACAGCAACGCGAAAAACACATCAGGGCCTCCTCCAGTTCAATCAGCAATCGAGCCTAAGAAGTAATCTGATATAATAATGGGACGTAAAAGTAAAAGCATGTTTTTTGCTCCAGAGACACGTTACCATTCAATCAGCTCTGACCATTACGCTCAGTTCAAGCCAAACCAATTAGGTTTTTTAAAGAAGACAGTAGAAGATAAAGGTAGGTATAAAAGCATACATGGGATCGCTGTGATATCAGTTATATCTTTGTTAAATAAAGCTATAGGGATTGTAGAGAATACAGAAGAGTACACGGAATATCTTCTACTTAACACCTTTGGAGATAAATCTTCTTATAATAAAGTTCCTCCTGGTACAATAAGAATATTCAATCCCAACCTAGTTTGTTTTTTTAATGGAAGAACGTGGAGAAAGCTTAAATAGCCTTGTAATACCCTATCCTGGCCGCCAGCTGCTTCCTGGCTCGAGGGATCATTTTTTTGCCTCAAAAACGGATGTTAAGGGTCGCTATATCTATGATTTTGGGCTGTCTACAGGGGAAATCCTGTATGAAGGGTCCGGCGGAATCGGATTTTCAAAAGAAAAGCATGTACTAGGACTTCACGCCCTGATGAGGATGCCATATGCTGAGTCTTTAATAAAAGAAGAGTTTGAGACTAACTTCAAGGGGAGCTGGGGGCCCGCTAAGTTTCTTAGGTTGAGGAGAGACGTCAACCAAGAACTAAAAGACCCTAGCCAAAGAACGATGGCAAAGCTATATTGCTTATTAGCTTGTAGTGGGTTCAGACACAAATTTGACAAACATGGGAACTTTAAGGGCGGATACTTTCCTCATTCTCTAGATACAGAGAACATAAGAGTAAACAATAAGAGGCTGGTTAATACAGACTTTGTAATTATGAAGGGTAGCTTTAGCACCTTTAAGAGAGACCTTCTAACAAAAAAGTCCTTGATTTATTTCCACCTGCCCTTTCCTTGTAAAGAGAAGACTAAGAGCAGAGTATTTGAATTTTTTAAGACTGTTGATTCCTTAAAGTATAATTTTTTACTTACTTCTAGGTTAATTAATAGAGGTAGAGTAGATAAAACTTTATTAGATTGGGCGAACTCTTACTCTAAAGTCGTGGCCGTTGATTCAAACAATAAATTTGCGTCTTCAGATATATTTATCACAAATTTTTAACTAAAAGAAGTTGACTAGATAAGTATGATATAATATGCAGGTACTCATATATAAGTAATGTCAAAATCGATCTCAGGCGGAAACTTTATCACTGGCAAGCCTAAGAAGACTTATCAGGGTTCAGGTCAACATACTAAATACTCCGCCACTAGTAGTAACGGAGCGAAGAAGAGATATAAGGGTCAAGGGCGCTAAGGCGCCTTTTTTTTATGCTGTTACTGCAGTTCTTGTTACTTTAACGGTCACAATGTTGTTAGCGTCAACTGCAGCTGCAGTCTTAGTTGCCAGTAATCTAAAGTTACCGCTGTTATGATCTGCATCAAAGGTAACAAGGATATCGTTAGAATATACAGTTCCGTATTCTGTCATGAAGATATCGCTTCCGTCCTGTACCAACAAGATCTTAGTAGAGTGGATATATCCGTTACTCGCTTGTTTTGCTTGTATTAGATACTCATAGGTGGTATAAGTACCCGCAGTAACTGAATCTAATACTTTAGGAGCAGTACTTTGTGCTTGGATAGTAACAACCTCGCTTGCTAAGTTAGTAGCATCGGCATAATTGCCAGTAGAGTTTGTTTGAGCCTTTACAGTTATCTCATCTTGGAAACTACCAGTACCTACTACTGTTAAGCTGTTGAGCGTTACGGCACCTGCTTTAGTAACAGAGAACTGAGAAGCGCTATCTGTCTGTAGGTCTAATAGGAGAGAAGCGGCATCAGAGCCCGCATCTTTTGCCTGGACTAGTAAGGCTGTATGAGTGCCATTCTTTAACTCTGCTTTGGAGATGATCTCGCCTTCGGCGTTGACTTCTAGAGACCTGTCACCACTCGCATAAATAGAAGCTAGTTTTGATCCAGAGGACTGATAGTCTGTTTGAGTAACATTAATATCAAGAGCAACAAAGTCTATTGTGGATCTATCCCATGTAGCTTCGCCTTTAATTATACTAACAACGTCGGGCTGGCTTGTATTACCAGAATTACTAACGTGGTTTAAGTTAAGAACACCATCGAAGGCAGAAGTGTTAGCAGAGATAACACCATCTTTTCTGACTAAGAATTTATCGTTTCCGCCGACTTGAGCCTGAATTAACTTGGAAGTGCTTGCAGATGCCGTGTCTGTGATGCCAATCTCAATAGCATCAAAAGTATTACCGCTACCGTTCCAAGTCTGAGTAAGTTGAAGACCTGCGCTCGAAGAAGTTATAGCAGATGAGTGTTGCAGCATTAATGCGCTAAAATCAGCCGCGCCCTTTGTCCCGCTAAATGCAGGAGAGGGTGAGCTAACATCAGACGCGATAGCCGAACCTGCGTATGAGGCATCTTGTATATATGTAAACCTCTTCGTGCTATCGTCAAATCCGAAGAATGCAGTCTTTGCCGTGCTATCTACGTAATTTACTTCGATACCAAGATCTTGTCCTAGTTCCTGAAGCGGGTTGAGAGTCAGCTCAAAAGTGCCATTGCCGGTATCGCCGATCGCAATTTCTGCTCCGCCTTGGGTGGCAGAAACAGTAAGAGTCCCGTAGGTTGCGCTACTAACGTCCGTGTCAATAGCTTTTACGTAATATACCGTATTTACAGCCAATCCTCCAGGAGGGGTACCTCCGGCGCTAACGGAAAGCTCTACGGAGTCACCAACAGCAAAATCTGATAGATCCTCAGCCGCAAAAGCCAATCTTCCAGGTGAAGCTGCAGTAACCTCGGTGACCGTGTAAGTCGATCCAGACTTACCTAAGCTAATAATCGGATCAACTGTTGTTAACGTTCTCGTGTCAATAACCGTGGAAGTACCTTGTACTGTTAGGTTATTGAGCGTTACGTTTCTATTTTCGTCGACGAACGTTAGGCCGTTTACTGACAGGCCGTGTTTAACGTCAAACTTCTTAAAGGTGTTTGCCATGTGCAAATAAACGCTAATATTCTAGATAATCCTTAAACGACCAATACATTCACAATTTATGGTATAATAACTGTCCATCGGACCAATATAACCCGATATGAAAATTAACCTCTGGTATAGCGAATCTATGGAACAATGGAGGTGGACACTTGCCGACGAGTGCGATACTATGGTACAAGAGTCGGGACAAAGGAAAAATCTTAGAGAGGCAATGAATGATGTTGCCAGCACTGTAGAATACATCCTACAGACTAAGTTCCCCGATTAATATCTGGTTCAGTAGCTCAGCTGGATAGAGCAACTGCCTTCTAAGCAGTCGGTCGCTGGTTCGAGTCCAGCCTGAATCGTTGTTGAAAGACCAACATATAAATCGATATGGCTAAAGTAAATTACTCAAACGAAATGGTTCCAAAAGCGCTTAGGAAGACCGCTAAGCCGGGAGCAGTGTACCAGAATCCTAAGTCTGGTCATACACTTCAGAAACAGGCCAATGGCCGGTGGAAATTGGTGCAGGGTAATGATAGAATGGAACAGAAGGCAAAGCCTTCAAAACCCTCTATTCCTGACATCTCTAAGATGAAGAAGCTTGCCGAAGGAAACTACGGGATCGTCTATAAAGACGATAAGCAAAACCGCGTAGTGAAGACCCTCAAGGAAGGTAAAGAGTGGGGACCTCATGAGGTAGAGCTTGCCAAACGCATGGCTAAGCTAGGTCACTCTCCGACAGTTCACTCTGCATCTGATGAACACATCGAGATGGATGCCATTGACGGAGCGCCATTATGGGGTAACGGCTATAA